TATATGATATAATACTTCATTAATATACATCTTCTGCCGTAAATAGAACTCGATCTTGTTCTATTTTACCCTCGTATATCTTGATGCCGTATACAAGTGCGTATTCGTGAACATCTTGAATTTTTGTTTTTGCTGGATAAACTTTAAAATCACCATGTTCATCCCAATTTTGTTTGAGTTGTTGTCTTAAAGTAAAATTACCACCACCATTTATTTTGCCTGTGCATAATTTACCAACTTCCATTGCTTCAGTTATGACTTCTGCATCTATCTTATCTAAACTTTTAGCGTGTTTATAAAAATCTTCGTATAGTAATTCTGATTGTTCTTCATCTAGATCGTATTCTTCTTTTAGTAATAGTAATGCAACTGCATATGAGGCAAGTATAGATTTACCACCTGGTATTTTACCTAATAGTTTTTTAATATTAAATACTAATCTATGCAATGGTGTAAGAGAGTTTTTCTCTTCTTTTGATTTAGGATTATTTGGTATTTTTTGATTTTTGTTGTCGGGGTCTGTTAAGAATTTAATTCTAGTGCCTCTTTCATCTATGAAACCAAACTTGAAGGCAGGCGTTTTGTTAAAAGGTGTCACTAACATCTTTAGAAAACGAAATACTATTAAACTGTCTATTACTCTTCCGACCATAATACTATTTATGTTATAAAACTCTTAATCGTTTAACAAGTGTCTCATCTATTGGTATATCTGTCATCCAGTCTTCTTTAATCAGATCAAGATAGATTAACATAGTTTTGATAGATGACCAATGTTTTTGTTCTTTAATTTTAAAATTTAACATTCTCATACATGCCTCAAAACCAAATACATTGAAGAGACATATAATATGATTCAACATGAGGCGTTCTCTAAGTTCACCATTCTCATGATATCGATGTAGTAATCGTTTTAGATAACGAAACCTACGCAAGTCCTCATTAAAGTCTTCAATGTCTTCACATTGAGGATCATCATAATGTTTCATCGCATATGCGTTAAAATTTTTTGCTGTGATTTTGTCAAAAAGACCCATAATATAATTTGTTAGTTTTGTCTACTATTATATTTAGTAGACATTACTAAGCGGACTTAAACTAAAGAACCGTAAACTTTGTAAGAACCTGATTCTAACTGTTCGTATTTTACATTCAGATTAACGATTTTCTCTTCTTTGTCAAGTTGGTCTATAGGTGTATCAACTGATTTACCTATTGTCTCACCCATTTGTGAGAATTGTAAGTCTAAAGAACCTGATTTACCAAACTCTTCTTCTTGCACTTCACCATGTCCTTCTACTGAATGTTTCTTCATAAGACCTAATAGTGATAGTTTAGACTCCATCTGTGCGACTGCGGCTTTTGGATTCATAAATTCTGATACTGCAACATGACCTAAAATTGCGTTCACTTTATTTTTTACATCTGGATTATCGATGTCATAAGGCACTTTCTCTGCCTCTAAACCAGAACCCTGTAAAATGTTTTCTTCTAAATATTCTTTAAATGTTTTCATATGTTATCCTGTAATTGCGACACCCACACCTAAAACTTCTGCATGAGCGGCGAATATTTCGTTAGAAGCGTCCTTTTGAACTATCTCTACACCACCTGATTTGAGAGTGAATGTACCGATGAGAGAGTTACCACTTGTTTCTATAGAAACTAATCTGTCTGTCGTGCCTGAATTAACAAGTCGCACGGCAGTAGATAGTCCAAAATTAGAACCATTACCTGAGCTTGTTCCACAAGCTGCTTCTGAACCTAAAACATGTATTCTCATAATGTTACCTTATATTTATGCAGCTACTGTAATTGTTCCAGCGGCAGTTCCGATACCAGCAACATTAGTAATGGTTGCATTACCACCACCTGCTGTATCAACAATTGTTCCACCGTTTAGAGACATAGCGTTTGCGCCAATACTTAATACATCACCTGCATCTGTAGCTGCGTTACCAGCTGCTATTGTAAGACTGAACACAAGTTCGTTGGTTGTTGAACCACTTGCATATGATAATGTATGATTTGCATTCGTGTCATTAACAACAGTTAATTGTGGTGTTCCTGCTACAGTCACATTCTCGTTAAAGAATACTTTGACTGATAGTGTTCCACCGTCTGACTTGTCAAATGCTGTTGTGACAAAATCTATCTCAGTAATGTCTGCCTGTCCGATACCAACTGCAAGGTCAGCACCAGTAGCAACTAAAATCTCTTCTAGATTTCTAGAACCAACTGTTTTCTTTAGAACCCAGCCTTCTGGTTTTGCAATACAATTTTTTGCATCAGCAGTATTTAAGTATTTTGGTTTTGATTCGTCTGAATCTGATACTCCCCATAATGCCATTTTATTTTCCTCTCTCTCGTTTATTTTGCAACTTTCAATACTGCCTTAAAGACTTTATTGAAACTTGATTTATCTTTTTGTAATAACTGTAGGTATTTAGTTCTTTGAGGTGCTCGAATAGACATTAAAGCATCATAAACTTTTACCGCATCAGCCCTTTTTACCTTTATTTTCTTCATATCATCAGTTCTAACTTCGCCATCTTTCGTGTAATCTTTAAATTTTCCTAATTGAACTAATATGTTCGCATCAGGTCTATTCTGAACACCTTTTGCCTTTGAATCCATGGCGTCTAAAGCTCTCTGATAAACCTCGTCTTCTTGTGCCTCGCTATATTTACCACCTGCCATTGTAGAGATTTTATCTAATCTTTTCTTTAGATCATCTTTATTTTTGGCCTGTGCAACTGCACGAGCAATCTTTTTATTACCACCGTCAGACATCATGCCAAAGTCTGCAATCTTTTCCATAACAGCGTTGACTTGTTTGGCTTGTTTTACATATCCAAGTTTTAACAATTTCTTTCTGAATGCTTTTGTTCTCGCATCAGATGTTAAAATCTTCTCTATGACTTTTTCTGTTTCGTTCATTATTTACCAACCATGGTAACATCTGACATACCGCCACCATCTAACATATTCTTCTTAATTGACTTGTCAAATATGTAGTCAACAACTGCGGTAAAACCTTTCATGTCTGTATCTGATACTTGAAAACCACCTGAAATCTTTTCTAGTTTTGCACCAACTTTCTTGGTGACTACTTTTAAATGTTTCTCTAAACTCTTGTCTTTTACTTTTGTGAATTTAAGAACTTTGCCTTCTACGAGTTCGCAATGTTCTGAATCGTGCATATCTCTATATGTGTCCATAATGTCAAAAGAGTTCATAATTGGTCTGCCCTGTGCATCTTTCTTTCTACTTGCGGCTCTATCACTCATCATCTTCATGGTGTTAAGTTCACCAATCAATGATAATACTTTTTGTTGTGCCTTTAGTATTGCCTCGTATGTAGGATTAAACCCTGTATTTTTGAGTGTCTTGTCACCTGATTTTGCGATTTGTTGATAACCTTTCTTGACTTTTTCCATGTCTTTAGAAAGTTTCTTCGCCATGTTTATTTCTTTATCAGTGACTTCGTTTATTGATTCTGGAAGTTTTGCGTAGTTTTGTCCTGGTTTTGGGTTATTGATATACTGTGGAAAGTTAGGACCAAATGATTTGGTATACTTCTTAGGATTCTTTGCAATGTCTTTCAACCTATTTAAGTAATCTTTTGGATTCTTTTTATATGCTTTCATATTATCAACAAAACCATCTTGTGATATTAGTTGTGATAATACTCTGTATAGTTTTGCATCTTTAGATGACCATACATTGGCAAAATGTCTTTGCATCATATTATTATCTAATGATACTTCTTGTAAGTTTGATTCGTTTGTTGGTTTTTTAGGTGCAGGATTCTTTCTTCTCATGTCAACGATTGCAGTCCAGAGTTCTTCTCTAGTCATTGTATCGCCTGAACCTGCATCTTTGAATTGCATTGCAAAATACTTTTCCATTCTTTCAAAGATTTCATCAGCATTTAGAAATGACTTTATATACTTTCTAAGTTCTCTGTTTGCTTTTGCGTTGTATTGTGCGTTGACTCTTGCTTTTTTATTGATAAATGCAAAGTAATAATCACCATCATAGATAGGGTAACTTAGAGATAACCATGAATTCTTTAATGCACTATTATTAACATAATGAGTTTCTTTGTCGTTCTTTTCAATCCACTCTTGTTCTTTTTTATCTATGCCGACTTTCTTTGCGAAGACTTTAAGAGGCATTTCTTTTGACATTCTTGCCATGATTTACCTCGGCATGCCTTTTGCTACTTTACCTCTTCGCATCTTCTTCATGATGCCTCTTTCGATATTTGATTCGTCTATGTTTTCTTGCCACATATTACGAATAGCATCAAACTCATTGAATTTAACTTGATGTTGTGCATTTTCTATTTCTTCTGAACTACAATGACTTGCTTTCACAACTTTTTTTTCTTTAATATAATCTTCATTTGCATACTTCAATGCGTTCTGAACTTCTTTTGATTTAAGAATGTTATCACCATAGAACTTTTTGATTTCACTAGATGCGACATTCATTGCCCCACCTAGATCGAGTGCAACTTCTACTGCTTTCTTGATCTTGGCATCTTTAACTTTGTTTCTTCTAAAGTAAGTAGATACTTCACGACCTGTTAGTTTCTGTTTGCCGTAAGGTCCTAATGGATTAACCTTACCATCTTTATCTAAAACTTGTTTTGCTTCTTGAAATAAATTCATATTATCCTCGGCTACTAGCCATTAGTTCTTCAAACTTTTTAGGGTTCATTTTATACATATCTTGCAATGTTTTAAGTGCTTTTTCATGTGGTGAACCAGACATTTTTACAAATTTCTCTATGTATGCAAGAGCTTTTTTATTTTTCATTTTAGGAAAAAAATCTTTTACTTTCAATTGTTGTGGATTAGGACCAATTGTATTTGATTCTTTTAATTGCCTAATAGTTCTTTCTAGATTCACACTAACCTCTTACTTTGGCAGCTAAATCTTTATCAGCACCGCCCCATGTTCCTTTTGACTTAGTTGCAAAGCTGTTCACTCTGGCATGTCCCCATTGGGTCGGGTTTGTGCCAGGTCTATGACCAGTTCTCCAAGCAGCTACACCTCTTTTGAATACTTGTTTTAATATACCAAAAGGCATGCCTGTCTTTTCTGCTTTCTTTTTAAGAGATGCATCTGCATCTCCTTCATCTAAATCTTCTGGATGATCTTCCATTGCCTCTTTCAAGTGAACTTCAAACTCTTCGTTATAAGGGAAACCTTTTAAAGGGTTATCAAATACTTGTGAGAAATGTTTTGCAGTATTGGCTACTAAATTTTTATTAGCTTTCTGAGCTTCTCGAATATAAGAATCTACTGCCTCACCTGGAGTCATTGTTTGTAGATACTTTGTATATTCTGGTGTTCCTATTTCGTGTGGCATATTATTTTCTCTTAGTAATGTCTTTTGCCTTATCTGTCAACTTTGCGATGTCATCTTTTAAGTCTTGAATTTTAAAGTTGAGATCATCAGCCATCTCTTCTTGACGGTCTGCCTTCAATTCCTGAGCCTCAGCATATTCTTTCATTCTTTTTGCTGTTGCTTCATCTTTTCCTTGCGCTTTCTGTCTTTGTTCTGAAGCGTCATCTCTGTATTTCTCAGCGGCGTCATCATGAACTTGTCTTTGTTTTCTCATGAATTCAAGTTTTCTTTTCATCTTATCGATAGGTTTCATGGCAGCTTCTTTCTTTTTGTGTTGTGCCATTCTATAGTCTGCAGCTGAATCTCTTTCAAAGTCTTGTCTGATGCCTAAACTCCCTAAGGGACCTGCTTCATCAAGACTTTCGAACTTTTTTACAGAATCTAATACCTCTGATATTAGTTCTACACCAAACTCTTCAATGATAGGAAGTAAAGCTTCTTTCATTGTTGCCATCTTTCTGAGTCTTTCTTTCTTTCTCATTTCTGCATCTCTAAGTTTTGCATTTGCATCTTTAACAGACTTCTGCATATCTCTTCTTACTTGTGCAATAGATTTCTTTTCAGGTTTGCCAGACATCATAGTTGTTTCTTTGACATCTTTCTCTTTAATGTTTTTCTTTTTAGGGTCATGTTCTAAGTCTTCGACTTCTTTTACAGTGTATTTTTTACCTGATACTACGAATTCTTTTTCATCGTTGTCTTTTGCATTTTTTAATGCCATTGAGAACTTGTTGCCCTCATCTTTCATTGCCTTACTAATTGCGGCTCTTCTCTTTTTTAGATATTCATCTGATGAATCTGTATCGCCATCGTTATCGATGTCTGCATCTGCCTTACCGACAGGATCGAGTTTCTTTTCTTCGATTGATTCTTCTTTGAGTTCTGGATTTACATCTAGAATATCGTCTTTTGATAAGCCTCGACTTAATTGAAATTTCATTATTGACTTTTTATCGCCAACAACATGTGCTTCATCGTCACCTGGTTTAGGTTTCATAAATCTTACACCTGCTTTTTTGGCGAGAGGCATAAGTTTTCTTTCAGAACCAGGCACAATTTGTATACCCATTTTCATTTCAGATAGTTCTAAAATGTTTTTTGATGCGTCAAGTATAGACTTAGATAAATCTTGTATACTCATTATAGTTCCCCTTTTTCGAAATAGTCAAACAGTTTTTGTTTGCCTGACTCATTTAATCTTAATGTTTTTGATAGTCTGCCTAACATATTTCGTTCTGCTAGTTTTTCTACTGATTTTTCTACAGAACCATTGTCAAGTTCTTTAATTCTATTATCTACTTCTTTAAGTTCTTCTTGGAGTCTAAGTCTTTCTTCTTGTAATGACTCCAATGTCTCTTCTGTCTTCGAGTCCTCTGCGAATTCTTCTTTAAGCAGTTCCTCGATCTCATTTTCTACATCAGTTCCTTCAGAAACAACTGGTGTTTCTTCGACAACTGACTCGACTTTTTCTGTTTCTTTAACAAAAGAACGAACTTCCTGTAGTTTTTCTTTCCAAGTATTCTGTGCCATGATATAGTTATTTATATGTTCTCGATTCTTAAAACGAGTCCATTTTCTCCTTTTATTACTCTGTGATACACCATTTTTGGTATCCAATAATCGTGTCCCACTTTCATTTCTTCTGGTAATGAGTCGTCCATCTGTAATTTCCAACCATTACCTCTCAAAACATGCACCTTTCTACTCTTCTTGTCACGGTGCCATACAAGTTCTTCTTCGTTTGTATCATCAGAAAATTCTCTAATGATATATTCTCTTTGTGTTCCGTGTTGAACTTCGATACTATCTGTATAAGGTTTCATCTCTAATATTTATAGTTACCAGAAAAATGAACCTCCGCCAGATAAACCTAATTGTTTTGCATAACGAGGCAATCTGCAAGACCAGTATCCTGGTTTTGTTTTGTCATTTGCAGTATCACAATTATGTCTTGCAACATATGATGCTCTAGCTTTAGTATCATCAAACTTTACACTTAAACCTGTTGTATCGCCAAATGTGACTTTCTTTACTTTGTCACCATCTTTGACATATACATAAAACTTTTTAGGACCACCTCGTTTTGGTTTACCAATAGGTGGATTCTTTTCATCTTCTTCTTTGAAATACATCATAGGACAGTCTAAAGGCACTAATTCTCCCTCATAAACTTCATATTCACCTAGATCAGTTTCAAGTATTAGACCATCTATTTCTGTCAATCTATATCTTTTCTCTGCAACAAGTTTTCTTGCCTCTTTTATAATTTCAAAATACATCATAGAACCTAATCTAAAAGGATTATCTAAGAGATTTGTACCTGTTTTTTGCATTTCTGATAGAGTTTCATCTATTGCAATGTCTTTAAATGTTTTGATAATCATGATGCTTTCTTGATTGGTATACCAGATTTATTTGCTTTATCTATTGGTTTTCTTTTCTTCTGCATTTCTTTTTGTCTAATACCTTTGACAAGTCGTTTTGCAATCTTAGCAATTTTACCTGATTTCTTATCTAAGAATTTACTAAGTGCAATCTTTTGACCTAATCCGAGATCACTCAACTTTGCACCTTTAAGTCTTTTCTTTGCAAGTTTATTTCTTGCTTGTTTCATTGCTCTTTTCATAAGAGTCTTTCTATCTATCTTAATTTTTTTTCTTGCTCTTTTGGCACCCATTTTCATTTTGGCACGATTTTTACGAGCCGCTTTTGCCCTTTTGAGACGAGTCATCATAGAATCGACTCTTTCGTCTAACTCTGTATCTTGATTGAATTCTCTAAATGTTTTCATTTTTTATCTTTTGCATCTAGATAAGCCGCTATTGCCATCTTTCTAATTTTTGAATCTGATTTACCTTTAAACTGAGGTGCATCTGATTTTCTGAAATCATCTATGTAATCACCTGCATCATCTTTCTTTGGGTCTAACTCCATAGTTAGTGTGCTTAATTGTTGAATTATTGTCATGAGTGTTGGTTGTGGTATAGATGCAAGTATCTCTGCTTGTTGTTTTGATATACCTTTAATCTTATCTAATTTTTTCTTGACTTTAGGCATTACTTTTGCTTCGTTTTTTGGCACACAATTTGGCACCATTTTACCACCTTTCTTTTTCATACCAACTTGTTTGTGAGTATCCCAACATGCCTCGTCTACTTGTTCAGACATTCTTAGAAACATTTTACCTTTTTCTTGTTTCTTATCTGTTGCAGTCATACCAACCATCTTTGCAATACTATTGATATATTTCATACCTGCTTCTGCGTTCTTCTTATATCTTTTACCCATTTCGGATTTAAGTTTCTTCGTGATTACACCAAGAACTTGGTCAACACCTGTGACTAGTTTACCCTCATGTAGATCATCACCATCTGGTGTGTAATCCATAACTATAGTAGAACCTGTTTCTATACAATCAGACAATGCAAACTTAAAGTCTCTGGTCTTTTTGTTTAGATCATCTAATGTTTCTCTTTGTTCTGAACCTCTGATCTTAGATTTAGTTCTGATAATTAAATTTTGTAGTTTATCTGCGTTCTTGTATTCTTTTACAAATCGATTTACTATTTTTGGAGGTAATGTATCTGCCTCTGTTGCGTTAGGATTAGAGTATGTGACTTCGTTTACTACTTCTTCGCCATACATTGCTTTGAATTTCTTAGTGTGTTTAGATGGTTTTGTTTTTTTCATCTTACCATCTTTGTCTTTATCGCCTGGTGCAGGTTTGTATGCGTTTGGATTATCATCAGACATACTCGCACCTTTCTTGAAATGTGCATCTCTGGCATCTTTTTTATCTTTCTTTACGCCTGAGTAATATTTTTTTGGTTGAGTTCCTTTTTTATCATCGACATCGGGGTCTTGTGCGACTCTGCGTATTTTTTCTCTTAGTAAGTCTAATCTGTTCATACTACTATTTATCTCTTTTTAAGGTTTAATTGTGCTTCTTTCCATGCAGTTGCATTTTTGTTACCAGGAAATGCAGAAACCCATGTCATCATCTTAGAGTATAGTCTAGTAGTTTTTTTCTCTAGCGCAGATAAAGTATCGTCATTTGTGATTGTCATGAAATCTTTACCAAACAATGTCATCATAGCTTTCATATTCTTTTGAACTTTTTCCCACTCACCTTGAACAATTGCAGGCGCAAGTTTTCTTGGTCTTGCCTCGTTTCTCTGTTGTGCAAACTCTAAACTTGTATTTACAAAGATCATTTTAGATTCATAACCTAATGCATCTAATTGTTTCTTATAGTTTCTAATTTTAGTTGCTCTTGCAGATGTTGTATCAAAAATTACACCTAATCGACCTGCGAGATAACCATCTAAAGCTTTTGCAGTTAGATTTTTTGCCCTTGTTCTGATAGGTTCTTTGACTGGTTCAGGCGTTGTTCTCAAATCTAAACTAAGACCTGCCTTTTTTAAACCATTTTCAAATGCTTTGTCTGAGTTTACCTTTTTTAAACCTAAAGTTGATAGTGATAGACCATCAACGACTGTAGATTTACCAGAACCAGGACCACCCATAAGAAATACTGCCTTGAATATGCCTGGGTCATATACACCCTCTGTAATCATGTCTTTCATCATATATTCAGGTAATGTTCCTTCTGCGATGCCCATGCCTTTACGGACATCTTTGTATAATTGTTCTGCCTCTCTAGTATTTCTGGTCGGCACACCTTGTTTGAATGAATCTAAGTCGCCCTTTTCTGCGAATGCTCTCATCTTACTTGCACTCATGCCTGATACATCATCTGCATCTGCATCTCTCTCACCTGCACTAACGATTTCTATATTATTAAACTTATAAAAACCATGACGACCTTTTACTGAGTTATATTTCTTTAGTAATGTATCAAACTCTCTGATTCTATCTGAACCTACAACCATGTATATGTCTCGATATCCTTGATTGTATAAAGCAGTTGCGATATCAAATACAGTTCTTGCACTCACATCTGGCACACCTATTTTTTTACCAAAAAACTTTCTGAGATATTTTACTTTGACTTTATGTGGTAAAGGATTCTTTTTCTTATCATTAGAATGTGATGTAAATATCATCGGGTCACCACCTGCCGTTCTCGCAACTTTAGATAATCTCTCTGCTAATTTTGCATGACCTGTTGTGGGTGGGTTAAAGCGACCAAAAGAAAAGACTGCTGGCCTATCTTTTGCTTCTCTTAAAAATTTGTGATATGTCTTCATTTATTCTTTTCCTTAGTCTTCTTCTTCATCTTGTCTATGTATTTTCTATACACAGCGGCTTCTGATGTTTTACCCATTTCTCTTGCTCTTTGTTCCATTGCAACAGCGGCCTGTATTTTGTGTGCATGTTTTCTGCCTGAGTTTTCAATTTTCTTTACACTTGCCTCAGCAGTTGCAACATCTTTAAAACCTAAACCTTGTATTGTATCTTTAGGATTTTCATCTGTATATAAATCAGAATGTTTCTTAGAATTTGCAGGTTGACCTTTCTTTCTAGGTATTCTAGGATTATCTTCTTCTGTATATTCTCTAAACGACTTCATTTGTTCCTAATATTTCCTATTGCATCTGTGTATGCAAGTGTAAGAGGTAATAAATCTTTTATTGGTAAATCTATCTTCATACAATTAACTTTAATTTTTGGGTTAATTAAAACAGTTGTCAAGAATCTGTGATGTCCATCAATAATTCTATTGTCTTTAGAGACTATGAAGTTATTGAACTTAGATGTTAAAAAGTTTTTAGATGATTCTACGCCATCTTTAGATACTTTTTTAATTGATTTATCAAAGTATATCTGTGCCTGTATAGGTTTTAGATTACCAACTGCAATCTTCTCATTTGATACTTTTACTATATCATCTTTTGGGTCACCATCTGCTTTTGCAAGACCACTGCTAACCCATACTTTACCTGTCTTTTGATCTAGACCTTGTGGATATGGGTCATCGGGAAGTTCGTTCTTTGCAAAAGGTTTGTTAATGTCTATCGAACCTGATGATAATCTTTTCTGTAATAAATTTACATCTCTATTATCAATAACAGGCATATCTTTTCTTTGTGCAAATCCTAACTTCGCACTTCTCTGTGCAAGTGTATAATTCTTGTCAAAATCAGGAAGTTCTTTATCTAATTCAAAACCATTTGCACTAAATTTTTTTTCTGCAAAACTTCTTGCAATATTTAAAGATGTAGATAATATTTCTAATTTACCTGCTTCTGCACCACCTTTTTTCTCTGCAAGTATGGTTGTTAATTCGTCTGTTATATATTCTAGAAAACTAAACATTATTTGTCCCAATTTTTAGCAACTGTAAAGTTATTTAGTGAGAACTCCATACGATCTACCAACTTCACTGCCTTTCCTTCTTTATCAATCGCAACATATCCTTCTGGATTTACTGTCTTTAACCCTGTGTCTGTTCTTACAAATGTGCCAACTGATTTTGCCTTGTTTAAACCTTTTATTACTATGTCTTTTGCGATTACTAATTGAGTTTGAAATATGGTCAATGCATCTATAAAAACTCTCATTGCAAGTAATTCTCTTCTCAGTTGTTCACCCATTTTTCTTTTCTGTTCTTTAGTTTTTTCTAATTTAACTTTACCAACTACACTTTTCTTCCAATAGTCATCAAAATGTTTTAGATATGCCTTGTAAGATAAATCAAATTTACCTTTACGAATCTGTGTATTGACATATGTTTTGTATGTGGCGCCTGCACCTTTTTTTGCAATGGTTTCTTGCACTTTCTGAAACTTAATTAGTGTTGCTCGTTTGATTTTTTGAAATGCTTTACCTGTATTTGTTAGAGATTTTGTTAATGCAAGAGTTTCTTTTGCAGTAAGTGTAGAATTACCCGATACATCTTTATATGATGCATCATCTAACCAGATATCGGAGGAGGCTCCAAGTGTTGAAATATCTACGCCAAAACTGGCACTTAAATCTGCAATGGTGCCACCAGAATACGATGTATGAAATACTATTCCGTATTTTGCGTTGTCGATTGTTTGACCTAATTTGCTATCTTTTTGTATTGCGTATAGTATTGTGTTAGGTTGAAATGTGATGTAGTCTACATCATCTATTGTTTGTTCTTTCTTATCACTATCTGTAAACATTAGATCGCCTTGAAATATCTTATCACCCCATGATAATTTTGATAGATACTTATATGATTCTAAGAACTTAGTCTCTAGATCACCAGATAACTCTGATGCATTCTTGATTTCTGATTCTGATGTGTAGAATAAAGGTTCTTTATTGAATAGTGATTTCTTTGCGACAAAGAATCTGCCGTCTTCTGGATGTTTTCCTGCCCATATTGCAGGTGCACCATCCCATTTAACAGTCATGTTGACTTTTGACTTAGAGTTGCCTTTCATCATATCTCTAAGTGATCTCACAAAATTGATAGCTGCACGACCGCCATCGATACCATTATTAATGATTTCGTCTTCTAAGTGTTCTAAATGTAAATTCTTGACTGCCATAGTAATATATCACAAAAATGTGTAATACTACTATTTATGATTTAATCGACCGCTGGACAAGGATTCTGAAATATACCAACACATGGGTCAGGTTCACCCTCATCTATTATCTTTTGTATTCTAGGAACTTTAGTATTATATTGATCTATGATTGTCTGAATATTTGAGGCCTCAGCATATAATTCATCATCTGATAAATCTTTAACAGCGTTCCACATACTAAACAATTGTAGATCATTAGAGTCTGCTGAACCATCTGATGTTGGATTTGCAGTTCTCCATGCCTCACAAAAACCTTTTATACCAGTATCAGTTGTGCATGTAAATCCACAATAAGTTCTTTCTACTGCTGATGTAGAATCTTTAACAGCCAATAAACCCTCTTTTAAATTAGTATAGAAACCTATTTTGTAATCGTAATCTGCCTTTATGTCTGTGTATACACCCATAATTTCTCCTGTAATATTACTATTTAGTTTTTTGAGAGCGGGCGTGAGTGTAATTTGTCTTCTATTTGAGCAATTTTTTGTGAGACGATTTCTACTTTGCGTTCCTCACCATTTTGTTTGAATGAACGAAGTTCTCTCTTTAGTTGAACCTTTTGAGATATTAGATTTATTACTTCGTTCGATTTCAAGTTTTTCATAATGTAGTATTATTTATCCCTACCATTATATAACAAAAAAACCACCTTGAAAAGGTGGTTTTTAAGGTAGTTTGTGTTTTAATATGTCGTCTGACTCTACTAACAATCGACATGTGCAATTATTGTTCTAAAGTTTTGAATGGGTCTATTAGAACTCGGCGCTCCGCCGAAACACTTAGACCAACCTTACGGTTCAACAAGACCTACATCCATCCAATACCTAATAAGCAGTGTTCTGATCTTGTCTATCTATTTAAAGTAGGGGAGGGGGCTCCTTCTCCTCACCATTCTTGCGCTACCCAGACTGCTTTAAATAAAATTCAATAAGGTGAAGTTCGATTGAAACTACTCGGCGTTTCGAACCACTGTTTCGTTTCCATCCTGAGTGAGATATTAAATCTCCCTACTAACTGTTAGACGACTATACTCTCTTATTCTCCAAGAATCTAACACTGCAAGCAACCATCGTTTTGCATCTCACATCTATAACTTATCGTCATACTCTAACTCAGGAGTTTTTTCTACGCTCGGATTCTGTATAGGTCTCCGACTATCTGATTGTTGCACGCTTGAGTCTCATCTCTTGTTTTCACAACAACCAGTCAACACGCTTCCATCTTGTATTCGTATATCACCACTCTATCACCCTAGCAACTCTAAATTAACCAATCTACTGACAGGAATGCATAATGCCCTCGCCATGAGTCAACCGATGATAGTTCTTTTGTCAACATTCTTGCTACTCAACTGGACTCCTCGATCTGGTCTCATTCTGACTTAGGTTAGTTTCAGAACTCAATCGACATCGGTGTCTTGCAATTCTCACAATTTTTGAAACTGATACTCTTCGTAATTCACCATGGTGAATCCTCAAAGTTTTAACAATGAGTTCAGTTAAAGAAATTATATGACCGCTCTCGCTCGAATAGTGAAGTAGTTAATCAGTTATATTGGGAAGCACTAGGGCAACCCTCACTGTTGTGTTCTTACCCACAAACTCTACGATTTACGATAAGTCTTATGCTCTATGTTCAACCTCTATTTCAAGGCCAATGGCAGTTCAGAAAGATTAGGACCACTTCTCTACACACCTCTGTGTGGCAGGAATCGAACCTGCGATCTCTCAGCGACTTTTGAACTTCTAGTGACTGTTTCTAATGATAAGCAACCCTCTCGGTGTCATGTGGACTAAATCCTTATCAAGTAAAGTTTCTCTAATTTTTAAAAGGTCGCACTTTCAAGCCCTTTGATGTTTAAGTGTTATCTCACTATGGATAGTATACTAAAAAGTTGATGTCATTGTCAACCTTTTGGCGAAAATAATTACACTTTTTTTTCTTTAGATTTCATCCATTCTTCAACTATGAAGAATGATTCTTGTTTGTCTAAATCAAACATATCTCTCAGCACTCTAGGTGCCTCAAACATATTTATTTTACCAGACTCTTGTATGTCATCCAGGAACATGAAGAAAGTTTCCATTAAAAATCTCCGTCTGCAACTTGAACTACAACAAAACCCTCATCTCTCCACATGTCAACAACACATTGTCTATCATCGAAGATAAGATCGATTTTGCCACCCATATCTAAAAACTTGTTTGCAATTTCTCTTTTGAACTCAACATCACTTCTGTAATCACCGTCAGGTCTTAAAAATAAACCTTTGTGACCATCACCAATCCATTCTGAAATTTGACTCTCGGTGATCTCCCTTTGTGATTCGTTTCTTGCACTAAAGAATGCAACTTCATCTCCACTTGCGATGAATCTTTTTGCAATGTCACACACCCATTGAATAGGTGTATCGTTTACTGTCTCTTCTCTAAATCTGTCCCAATCTTTTGCTTGTGAACCATCAACAAAACATCTACGATGTTCACAATCAGCAATAGTGCCGTCTACATCGAAGATAATTGTTTGATTAATAATTCTTTCTTTTCTCATTAGTGAAACTCCTTCCATTCACCATCTATAGAAATTTTTTCTATATGCATTTTACCGATAGGGTTCATAAAACCATGTTCTGGTAATTTAGAACACATTAAGTCCCAATCATCGCCATCGCCTAAAGCGAGTTCTGATAATACATCAGGTATAGGTATCTCAATAACAGCACCGTCATTGACAACGCCATTGTAAATTGGAAAACCTTTTATTTTTACTTTTTTCATACTGTTAGTATATCAAAAAGTGAGACCTATTGTCAAGCGTATTTGGCGTTGCCTCTAAGTGCAAAGTATAGACCACCAACATATAAACTGACATGTAGATAGTCTTTATAGATTACATCCCATAGACTAGCAGGACTCAGAATCCATATAACACCTGTTGCAATACAAGTCATAGTGATACCACTAAAACGAGTCAACAAATCTCCTAGTTCTTCTGTAATATTTCTAAATTTAGGTGAATATCTGCCGATTCTTGCAATAAAGAAATGTCTAGCATGCCATGGTATGAGACCAAAAAGTCCACCTACAATCAAACCTATAGCAGAACCAATCTCACCATATGTGACAAACCACCATACGATATATGGCAAACCCCATGCCTCTGCTGTTGCACCTGTGACAGGAAGTTTACTAAGACCTTGTTGCAAGAACATTGCAGATAATGGTATTCTTAAAAAGAATGTGGCAATCGGTGCCGATATTTTAGGTATTATCTCTCTCATATGACCAATAATAATGTTCGTTCTCTTCGATATAAGGACCTTTTTCAAATCCCCATTTTGTCATTATACCATTTGCAGCTAGATTATCTTTATGTGTGTATGCATGTATTCTATCATGATATTGTGTGACGATAGGCATTATTAAATCCATAACACCTTGATTTTGATATGTAAAATGTGTGCATACATCTATTGCTAAACATGATAATTCATCATCAAGGTCATCCACAAGATGAAAATCATTCACACATATAGAACCAATCCAATAAGCAATAGCAATATCATTTTCATCTACTACTACAAATGAGTCTGTTAAATTTTTACAAATAAACAACCATGTGTCAGCACTAAATCTTTTCTCACTTGAATGACTTTCATGTTGAACTTTCCAACATGCCTCCCAATCTTTCTCCTGTATTCGTCTAACTTGCATTTGCCATGATTTCATCTAACTGATCTGGTGTCAAATCAGTTTTCAATTCAACAGTAAATGTATCTTCATTTTCATTGTGTGTCACAATAAACGGTATCTCGGTACCTGCCTCTTGTAATATACCGATGTTCTCGTTGAACTGTCGATAGTCATCTCTACTTAAAGTCGCAATCATATTGGTAAAACTCCTCTTTCTTCTACTTCTTTATTCTCAGGAAATAGTGTAGAAGGTTCATCTATTTCCCCACTCTCAACTTTCTGATAGTGAACAAAATCTCTCCAGAAATCTTTGATTGATTTATGTATGTAAACTTTTGTTTTGCCAATCCAATTACCTTTTTTATCTCTGTAAATATATTTGTATTCATAAGTTATAGAACCGTCAGCATTTCTACTATGAATAGATGCAGGTCTCCCTGTATAATAACATCTAGGTGCTGTGACTTTCTTACTCATTGTTTCGCCTAACAAATTTGTTACCTGTTCACCTTTTAGATCGACTAGAGATTCTTTAAACTCTGACTTTTCAATCAAGTCTAAGACTTCTTCTGGTTCTACTTGCCATGTCTCTGAACCACTTGTAGGTTGACCAAATTCATTTTCCATTAAGTGTTTAAGTTTATTCTCGCACATTGTTAAAGAGTGCATAGATTTACTTGTATCTATTCTTAAAAACTCTTTAAGACCACCAGCAGTCGATCTGTGTGTCAACATTCTATCGTCTATGTCTTCAGCTTTTCCTATTTTGACATGGGGAAGTCCATCTTCATCCCAATTACAAAAACCATATAGACCTATCATCGACCAACCTCACCAAGATATTTTGCTTTCGTTTCTGCCCATGTCATGAAACAAACATCATCATAGAACAATGTCTCTGTAAGGTTTGTTCTATCATTCTTAACTAGATTATTAATTCTCTTTCTTGCATACTTTTCTTTCCAGAGTTCTGATAGTGCCTCTGTTGATGTGTCAAAAGACTTGACTAAATCTTTTTCTTCTATCTCACCTCTAAGAAACTCTCGTGAGTTATCATAAAGTGTAGAATAATATATGCCTCTTTGATGTTCTGACTTAATAATATCTTTTGGTATTTTAAGTTGTGAATAAATGAACTGTCTCATACGATTTCTATGGTCTCTCTTTAATGTTTGTCCGTTTTCTCTCTTTGCAACATATAACATAAAGTATCTATCATTGTAATGTTTCTCTGCATATTTTAACATTTCTTTCTCTGTTTCTTTTGTCAACTCATATGATAAAGAACCTTGACTGTAACCCATTTTCTTCCAGTGTTTGAGTCTATCGTATTGTGATAAACCACCTGTTTTAGATTTACCATACAGTGATGTAGTTGTCACACTAACAAGTTTATCACCGTAGTTTTCTTGCCATTGATTCTGTATATCATCTGATAAACAAAGTAATGCAAGTAATTTACCACCTGTGTAATTGAAACCTAGTGGTTGTAATGGCACTATTGTAGAACCAATACAAGAGTTGTTTAGTTTGCCACTATTTGTTTTGTATTCTCTTTCCCACCCTATAAAATTATCTCTTGGTGTTAGATCAATAAAATCACCTGTGATACAAATTACACCTAGATATTTACCTGAGACTTTATCTCTGACTAAGTAATGTAGATTACGCCCTATGTTTGAACTATTCTTCATAGTAGAAGTAAATGTTCTTACACAATTCCATTTCTCTGTAAGAGAACCAGCAGATTGTCTGTCTTTAATTGAATCTGTATAAATTAATTCTGGTTCTAGTTTCTCAAAGTCCATAGGGTCTTCTGGAAACCAAATGTTATTCTTACTCTCATTGATGAGTTTAATATGGTCTTCATTGATTAATTGTTTCTCAGCACCAAAAAGTGTGCCCATTTCTTGTGAAGGATATCTTTGTTGTATTTCTAGATACTTTTGATAGAGTGTATATTCACCAACAGACATCTTAGAAACATATGATAAGTCATCTATAATCTTTTGTCGAAGATCATACTTAGACATAACTTCTTTCTCGACATAGTTTGCCTGATAGTCATCATATTGTTTCTGAACAAATGGTTCCATTATACTTTAAAGTCTCTAAACTTTTCACTCCTATCAAATACTGGTGTATCATCATTGATATCAATACTATCAACTAATTCTTCTTGTGCCTCTTGTTCAACATCATATAGTTTCATTCTTGACCTATCAATACCGATTACAAATCTTTTGAATATGGTTGGGTCATTGTATCTATTCTTCAATTGTTTAACTACTAACTGGTCTAACTCTTCTAGTTCTTCTGATGTAATTAATGCAAACATTAAGTCAGCAGTTGCAGGCAGACCAAAAGATTCTGATGTATCTTCTAAACCAATATCTGTAGAACCATAGCCACTTCTTGTAGTTTGAGTTGCAGATACCATTGGCACATCATGTTCAACTGCAAGACCTCTTAATTCTTCGGCGATACTCTTAACTAATGTGTAAGAGTTTGCACCTGAACCTGGTCTTATTCTATGTGATGCACAAATGTTTAGATAATCTATAAAGATAATATCAGGTCTAAAATCTTTCTTGATGTTTAGTTCTTGTAGTAAATGTCTAAAATGACCTACATGAGCGGCCGCTGTAGGATATTCTTTTACTATAAGTTTACCCTTTGTTTTGTTTTTGATTCTTTGTATCTTCTTGTCATACTCTTTCTTAGAAACATCTGGCAGTTCTTTCATTGGCACATTCATTGTGTTCGCATCGATTCTCTCTGCGATTCTTTCTTCACTCATCTCCATAGTAATGTAAAGAACATTTTTACCCATGAGTAAACAATTAGATGCCATATGGCACATGAACAATGATTTACCAACACCAGTTCCTGCCAGACAAATGTTTAGTGTCTTATTAGGCAGACCACCTTTTGTAATCTTATTGAAGTATTCAAGATCAAAAGGCATCTTCTCTTCTTCTGTATTGTAAAACTCAAATCTCTCTTCAGCATCTTCTAACTGGTCGTGACCAATATGTGTATCAAAAGATACTGAAAGAGCGTCTTTGAGTAAGTCTGGTATTTCACCAGTTGACCTTTTAGATTTCTCGTCTAAGACTTCAATACTGTCCATGACGGCAATGTAGATTGCTCTATCTTTGCACCACTTCTCAGTTTCATCTACGAGCCAATCTAAGGGTGTATCATCTTTTTTGATATTCTCTACAAGTTGTTTTGAAGACTTGACTATTGCATCTCCTTTCGAAGTCACATTATCAAGATTAATGAGAAGTGCTTCAACTGTAGGACTTTTAGTATACTTATCGAAATAGTTTACTATCTCTTCAAATACTAATTTTTCAGATGATTCGGTGAAATACTCAGACTTGATAAAAGGGATTACCTTTCTAGTATAAGTATCATTCTGAATCAGATTCTTGATTATCGTGTTCTCGATTCTCGCTTCCATATTTAAAATATCCGTTTACAACTTTTTCTAATTTTTCCATTACATCTTCTGTGAAGTATTTTTCTGGATTGTTATTAATAGTTTTACCAAACTCAGTTTTGCCTGTAGGTAATAACACTCTAGTAGATGATTTTTCAAAAACACCACTATCTAATGCAAGATCAAGCAGACCATAATATCTATCAAGACCTTTATCATATGTTAATCTAACATCTACGATTCTGTTTTCAACAGTTAATCTAGATTTTGCATTCTTACAATGTATTATATTACCGACTACTTCTGTTCCTTCTTTTTCTTTTCTCTTAGAAAGATATATGATTGATGAAGCGGCATATTTTAAACCTGAACCACCACCCATTTCTTTTGTAGGGAACATAGAACCAATAACATCGTATGTGTGATTAGTCACTATCATAGGGACTTTTGCACGACCAAGTTTTAAAGTTAAAACTCTGAATGCACCTTTGACAATCTGAGCACGAGTCATATCTCTTGTTTCTTTACCAGCCGCTGTGTCTTCAATTTCTTTTGTAGTTGATAACATACCAAGTGAATCTAAACAAAACATCATAGGCGGTCTTTCTGACTCGTCTGTTTCAAGATATTTGTCGAGAATTGATATTGATTGTTGTCTGAACTCTTGAACAGTGACAACAGGAACAATAATCATTCTGTTTGAATCGATGCCTCTCTCTTCAATCATCTCTTTAGTGATTGCAGATTCAGACTCGAAATAGATTACGGCAGACTCAGGATTATCTTCTAAGAATTGTTTACACATTCCTAATGCGAAGAAAGTTTTACCTGTCGCAGACTCACCTGCGATTGCTGTAATTTTGTTTGCTGGAAGTCCACCATAAAGTGAACCAGATAATAGAGCGTTGAATATATAACTCCCTGTGTCTACAAAGGAATCAACATCACCAGCAGATACGCCCTCTGCAACGATATTTGCATACTCGTTGCCAGATGCTTTTACTAAATCTTTAATAAATGACATAAATCACACCTCTCATAATTTAATTTATACTGTATACAGTATACTATTATTCTGATATTTTGTCTAGACGATTTTCGAAATTAGATTTGTTTTGTTGGTCGCAAAGTTTAGATTCAAATTTATATCTTTCTTCTAACATTTTAAGAATCATAGATACTTGTGCTTCTAAGTGAATTATAAATCCACATATCACACCTATCATTGCGATATAGAAAACATCCATTAATGATATAATCATACTTCTAATTCTTGTTGTGTTTCTAGAACTACTACGCCTTGTTCTATTAAGATTTCTCTATTTGCAAGATGACCTTTCTCAATCTCTTCTTTGTTTCCACCTGTGTATGGAACTGCGTGATGGTCGTTGACCATTTGTTGATTGATAGAGACTTCATTGCCCTTGTGAAATAACTCACCTAATATTCTGCCAAATTTACCTTTATCGTGAGAAACTAATTCTATATCAAATGGTCTCTCTAGTATTTCTTTTAGATGTGCCTTTGATGCTTTACCAAATTTCTTTTCTACTAGGTCACGAGTTCTAGATTCGGGAGTATCGATCCCCAACATTCTAACTCTTTGTTTTTTATAAGTCATGCCGAATCCTAGATCGATATCTACATCTACTGTATCTCCATCCACAACTTTTACTACTGAAACTTTATATCTATACATATTGATTATGTTGCCTATGCTCCTTCTTTTGTTCCCAATCTTCTATTGCTCTTTTAATACTATCTTCTGCAAGAACTGAACAATGTAATTTGATTGGTGGCAATTCAAGTGCTTCTGCGATTTCTTTATCTTTGACTTGTTTTGCCTCGTCTATTGTTTTACCTTTAAGCATATCAACAAACAATGTAGAAGATGCTATTGCACTTCCACAACCATATGTTTTAAACTTGACATCAACAATTCTCTCATCGTCATCAAGTTTGATTTGTAATTTCATAACATCACCACATGCAGGTGCACCTGTTAAACCTGTGCCTACATTTGGTTCTTTAGGGTCAAATCTTCCAACAGAATGTTTCTCTGGATTATTCAACACACTTTCAAATCTTTCTACTACTTTTCTACTATATGCCATGCTTTTATTTATGTTAAAAAAGAATCGAGACTTGCGTTTCCGAACTTATCTTCTATCTTATTTACATTTCTACTATTAAACTCTTGAAAATCTTTATTGTATATAAAAGGTATTTCACTTACTGGTGTCCACTCTTTTTCACCTGGCGCCATAACTTTCCATTCTAAGTTGTCATCTTTTGGATAGTTTATAGTCCAATCTACTGTTGAGTTAGATAGATACTCTCTATCATCTTTATTGATCGGGTAAATATATTTGTATTGTTTACCTTTGACTCTTTTTAAATTTAAGTCTATTCTCTGTTCGTAATTTGGTCTATGGCCATATTTTTTACCATCTGTATTAGGTAAAAGACCTTGCATAGTTCTAGGGTGAACTTTCTCACCATTCTCTGTCACATATAAATCTGTTTCAGAAAAACCACCATATAAAAAGTTTGCAGATTGATAAACATATCCAACTTTACCTACTATGCCATCTGCCCATGTAAACAGATATCTAATTCTTAAATGTTTTCTAATCCATTTTACAACTAGAGATAACATCTGACTCTCTGAATTTTTAGGCATATTATCTGTCATCGCCATCTTACCTATCTCAAAGTAATCAGCAGATGTTAGTTCTGGAAATAAAACTTGTATTGTATGTTTTGGTCTGGTGCCCCACCCTAATGATAATACACCTACTAACTCGTCATCGACATAACACCCCAACCAATGTTTTGTAAGTTTAGGTATTATTGGTGAGTAATGCCACTTCTGTAAAAATAAAGTTGCAACTCTGTAGTCTACTTCTTTTATTATCATGAGAAGAAACTGTCAAGTGATGCAACAGGTTCTACATTCCAATTGATTAACTGAACAATATTTTTGAGTGGTTCAACAAATGATTTATCGAACTGCATATCATAATCTACAAATCTATGTAAGTCAAATTCTTTAGGCAGAACAGATGTAAATGAGATCACATTCTCATTGATAGGATTAGGTGTCGTAAGATAAGTAAAGTGTATCTTCTCACCGTTTTTGATTGTTTCATATCTCATGTCTAAACTCTTTTCTCTGAGATGATGATTAAATAGTAATGAACCTCTTACATGAATTGGTGTGCCTTTAGAATAAATATTTGTTGTATCTGCATACTGAACTAGACCTTTACACCCTCTAGGAAAACTTGCATCTTCAACTGGCAGATTACGAAACTCTTTTCGTGCAGTCTCTACGAACTGCCAAAGTTCTTGTTCATTACCTGTCATTACAACTTTAAGTGCCTCTTCTAGTTTCTTTCTGACCCATAACGGCGTTGATGACTTTGCAGTTTCTATACCCATCATTTTGAGTTTAGGTTTTGTAAGTCTAACACCCTCATTGTCATGCACATTTAGAATGTATCGTTTCTTGGCAGTCCAAATACCTCTGTCTGCAATAACTTCACGACCCATTTCCATTTTCTGTTCGAATGCATTTGTATAATTTGCAAGATCAATAAAACCTTTTTCTAACACATCTTCTATCTGAACTTCTGCTTTAGATAAGAAGTCAATCACTTTATCTTTTGGTGCATCAGGCAATACTTGATTAACAAGTTTATCTACTGTAATATAGATTGAGTCTGTATCGATTGCAATTACATAATCTTCATTATCAGTTTTAAGAACTTTGTTTAGATATTCATTACATATCTTTTCTGCCCAACGAATCGCAAGTTGACCTGATAATGTAATCGCTTCTGCCATATCAATAGAAAAGAATGCAAAGTATTGATTCGCCATTGCACCATAAGCTGAGTTCAATGCAATCTTACGAACTTGTTGATTGTTGTATGCCCTCTTAATTAGAGTATCGAGTTGTTTTCTTCTAACAGTATCAGTAGTTCTTTCTTTTTCTTTCTGATACTCAATCATCTTACCTTTCCATTTCTTTCTCTCTTCATAAAAAGTTTCCATGAGTTCAGGAAACATACCTTGTTTATCACGAGAGAAAAGAACACCATTAGGTGCAACGGCAGTGTTTGTTTGTTTACAATATGATAAGTCACATTCTTTGTTTAACATTCTATCTACAGTGACATCTTGACGATTACCTTTGAGCATTTTCTCAGGCGAGATATTGTATTGCATTATCAAATGTGGATATAGTGAGTTTAAATCAAAAGACATCACCCAATTATGACCACCAACAATAGGTTCTTTTACATAGGCACCTACAATAGGTTTATTTTTGTCGTTGCCTGTTTTAAGTCTTTGTGGTGGTGTTTGTATATTCTGGTCTTTTAGAAAGTTATAGATGATTGTTTCCCAATATTTCACCATGCCGAATGTATCAATGTAATTACACTTTGCACTATAAGCCATTGTGATAATTAGATCAATGAAACCTAATTTCTCTTCTAGTTCTTCTACAAGAACAACATCTCGAACATTATATTCTAGAAATTTACCATAATCTTGCCGATACAGTGTATGTAAAGAACCGAAATCACTGTAGTCTAATTTACCTTTACCTAGTTCAAACTGTGCAATATAATCTAACTTATATGATTCTTGATTATGAAATGTATTCTTACGATATAGTTCTAGATAGTCAACAATATTTACACCACTGAGTTCGAAGATTTGATTCTTCTGATAACCCATTGATGTATATTCTCTTGTGTGTGATTGACCCCATGGCGATAACTTCTTATGTTCGTCTTCACCTAGAATCTTGTCAATACGATTACAAAGATATGTGATATCAAAACTGTTTACATTCCAACCTGTTATGATATCAAACCATTCTGTTCGCCAATACTTAATAAATTTTTGTAGTAAGTCTGTTTCGTTTTTACAATTGTGATAGACTAGATTTTGATTATGTTCCCACGGACCAATGCCAAAGACTTGACATTCTTTACCAAAAGGTTTGATTGATATTGCATTAATCTTTTCAGCCGCCAAGATTGGTTCTGGAAAACCATCTTCACACTCACACTCAATATCTAAAGTTGCAGTCTTGATTAATGATGTATCAAACTTGATGTCACCTTGAAACTTATCTGCAAGATAAGTATAAACATATCTGTCATAACCATGAACTTCGAATCCTTCTACGCCTGAGTATTTCTCTCTGAATTTACGAGCGCCACCCATAGAGTTAAGATTGACAACTTCTAGATTACGGCCGTCTAATGATTTATAAGGTGACTCAGATTTTTTAGATAGAATGTAATGATTAGGTCTATAGTTTACTGCAACCTTTTGTTTGGTTTTGCCTTTGTAACCTATGACTAAAATTTTGTCACGACTACGACATACATTCGTATAAAAATCCATAATATAATTGTATCAGAAAAACTATTCGTTTAATAGTGTTTTTTTGCCTTCAAATTCAAAATGTTTCATTGCAACTGATTTAATTTCACACCAATGACCTATCTTGTTTAATTCATCTTCGACTGTCTTCATTAAGTCTGGATGATCTGCCACACCAGTAGCATTCTTTCCTAGGTTTTCAATGTTTACTTTACCAGCTTCAATCTCTGCATCTGCTCTTTTTACAGTTGCAGTTAAAATTTTGTTTAACATATCTACTGCCATGATACCTCCTATGTATCTAATACCATTTCTTGTAGTTCTTTACTTCTTCTGCCTACTTGTCCATACCATTTAGAATCTTCCATCTGTCTAGACATTTCATCCCAATCTTCTACTGAACATGCATATAACATATTTCTAAATTTACCTAAACGATTTGCACCTAAGTTAAAACACATATTAACTAATACATGTTGTATACTTTCAGGCAATTCTTCAAAGATAATATTATTCTTATCACAAACATGTATTGTTTCGTCTACATGTTTATCAAAGTCTGCTTCGTAGTATCGATCTACAGTTTCTTGCGATATAGGTGTTCCTTCTGGTTCACCATACTCAGCATCGTCTTCTCTAATAAGATGACCTACACCAAGTGTTAAGTAACCAAGTGAGTCTTTATAAATTTCTAAGACTTCTCCTTCGTGTCGTTTAATTTCCTGTTTTAGAATCTCTTTGTTCATTCTCTTCCCTCTTCATTTGCTCTTGCATGAGTTCAACTAATATATCACCCATGAGTTTATTAAGTTCGTTATTATTTAGTAATTCTTCAATTACTTCTTCTGTTGCCTCAACACCGTTCGGCACTCTTCTTATAGTTCGTTTAAAGTTGAGTTGAGGTTCACCATTTACGAACTGCACATCACCATATTGATAGACTAATCCTTCCCATTCACCAGATACTAATTCTATACCTGCATTTTCTTCGTAAGGATTTTCTACTACACGATAAACTTTTTTGAATAACATTGTCATCTTATTATATCTATGTCTGGATTTTTATTCCAAACTTCTAACTCCGTTCTCAATCTATTTTCTGATTTAAGTTTACTAAATCTTTTACCTGCTAACTTTTTCCACCAAGTGACTATCTCTTCTAATTCAAATCTATCATAGTTAGGTCTTTTAGTTAGTGTATCTGTTTCTAAGTTAAGATAGTCTGCAACATTATCATATCCGTATGTAGATATAAATGTTCTTTTCTTTTCTGTAAGGCCTTTTGCATCTACGAGTGCTGTCTTAAATGTTTCTAAATCTTTTCCTTCTAATGAGTTTCTAATAATAGAAATCATTTTTGTTTGTGTTTTTAATTTTCTACTACTTGCATCTTCATCTACAAGTGGTCCTTTGTTTCTATCTTCAAACCACTTTCTAAGATCGTGGTATTTTTCATCGTTGATTGCAGGCACAAAATCTGATAATGTTAGACCTGCATATCTTAGAAAAGGTTTCATGCCATCATATTGTGATACTTGTTTTGTAGAACCATATAATGATGTTGTTTCAAACATACAGAAATCTGTATTATATTTTTCACTTAGAGTTCTTCTTGCAAGATGTGAACAACAAATACCTGCAAGTAATTTACCACCAAGATAATTAAAACCAAAAGGTTGTGTTGGCACTATTATAAAACCCATGATAGTGCTATCATTAAATCTCTTCATGACTTCCATGTTTGTTGTCTGTAATGGTCTGCCTAAGAAATCATTTCTAGGTTTAGAGTTAATAGTTGGTGAACCGAATCTAATAAAACCTACAATCTTGTTTGTGTTTACCTCGTAGACAACCCACTTTAAACTTTTACCTGGCACTGACTTTTCTATTGCATGTGATGTGACTATCTCTAGATAGTTATCATACATATCATTTGATACTTCTCTACAAACAAATTGCATGTCTTCTGGATGCATTGTAAAGTCTTGAAACATCTCGTCTTCTGGTCCATAACCAAACAAAGGTGTTGGTATATCTTCCATTCTTTCAAGTTTTACTTTACGAAGATAATCATCAATGCGACCAAAGTTCTTATAATAATCTATAAAAATCTGTGATGCAAATTGGGCGTCTTGTTTGTTAAGTATCATAAAAAAACCTGATACCATTTTACAACAGTATCAGGTCCTTGTCTAGTTGTTTTATTCAGAATCAGTTAATGCACTTAAAACATTATCTGGTGCAGAGGCCTCATATGGGTCTGTATCTGCCAAGTCTCTCATATCATCTTCTGCAAAGATATGTTCAACTGTATTATTGTTGATCACCATTGCATATCTCCATGATCTTTTACCAAAACCTAGATTACCTTTTTCAACTAATGCACCAATTTTTGATGTCCACTCAAAGTTTCCATCTGGTAATGCTTTTACATTCTTGATGCCTTGATTCTCGAACCATGCATTCATTACAAATGAATCGTTTACTGATAAACAATAAACCTCATCTATGCCTGCATCTTGAAAATCATTATAGAGTTCTTCATAACCTGGTAATTGTTGAGACGAACAAGTCGGAGTAAATGCACCTGGAAGTGCAAATATTAATACTCTCTTTTCTGCAAATGATTGAACAGTATTTAAACTCTGCCAATCATCATCTTGTCTAAAATTAAACCAAATACTAGGTATTGAATCGCCAACATTTATCATAATAAATCCCTTTCAAAATTGGAGCGAGATAGAAGAGTTGCACTTCTATCTCCTAACTGGTAGTTAGGTATTTTGCTTTAAACTAATCTCGCACTTTCCATATTACTAAAGAACTCTATAAATTGCAAGTGGTTTTTTAAAAATTATTTAATTTTTATTACTTGCGGTTTTTCTTCTTCTGGAACTTCTCTTTCTAACGAGATTACTAGAAGACCATTAACACAATTTGCAGACTTGACTTTGACATGTTCGCCAAGAGTCCATGATCTTTTGAAACTTCTTTCTGAAATTCCTTTATGGACAAAATCTAAGTCTTGTCTTGTGGTATTGTCGCCTATTACTGTCAATATTGAATCTTTAAACTCAATATTTAATTCTTCTTTGTTGAAACCTGCCACTGCTAACTCAATGAGATAAGAGTCGTCTGAGGACTTAATCACATTGTAGGGTGGGAAGTTGTCGTTGATATTCGAGATTCTCTCCATGTCTGAAAAGAGTTTATCGAATCCTATTGAAAACGGTCTGAATTGACCAAATGTATCTATACTTGTCATAGTTTCTCCTTTATTAAGCAAGTTGTAGTTCTAATCCCCTTATGGGCAATTAGGCGTATGAATCTCTTTAAACCCGAGCTTCGAGAAGCTCTTTTTAAGATTCAAAGAGTTCATACTAAAACTTTTATTCTTCCTCTGTGTCGATTCTAGAACTCGTTTCTGGTCGAATAAAAGGTTGAGTTGATATAGTCGGTTTCTTAATCTTACGATTTAGTCACCCTTATATCGCCTCAGTTAGTTATCAAAAACACCTGCGTTTTGATTATTCATCGCCGACAAGCAAATTTAATAACTAGGATCATTATATAGTGTTTTTACCCACTTTTTCAAGTGGTTTTTTCAATTTTTTTTAATTAATTGATACTATTGATTACTCTAGGTAATCGACCTGACTTCATAAGTCTGTGAAATTTGTCTGCGTAGTAGGCAGACAATGATGCTAATTTACGCATTTTTATCTCCTATAATGTATGGTGACTATCCGTGAATGACATTCGATTGCTCTACTTGTTCTTGTCACATAATTGTCACAAAAGTATTTAGTATATTATACTAGTTAAATACTATATTTGCAAGGCCTTTTTTGTTTCTTCTGACTAACTCGTTTCTAACTTTCTGTCTTTTCTTTGCTGGGTTATCAATTTTGTTATAATATTCAAGTAGTTCTTTCAGACTTTTGCATTTCATATAATTATGTTCTACAGTTCGTCTTCTTGTACCTCTTTCTAATTTAACAACCGATGGTGAAAATTTAACTGGCATTATTCTCCTTTTGTTTTTGTATTTCTTTATAGTTTGTGTGTGTCTGTATTGTTATCTCTGGTATTTCTATACTAGGATAACTTGTTATTAACATATAAATCATACTACTTATATCTTGCCAACTAAGGCTAGGTAAATCATGGTTTATAAGACCTAGATTTAGTGTAGTAAGTTTATATTTTTTATCTGAGTTATAAGTTAAGTTATTACTCAAATGATTTAATGATGCTTTCTGAGATGCATACATGTAACCTTTAGATATATTTGGTTGTGATGCACGAGATGAGAAGTTAATAATAAACTTAGTCTCATCATCATACCATGCACGATTAACTATTTCTAAAATTTTTGTTTGGTCAAAATCTCTATGTGCAAAGTTAATTAACACATCTAGATTATTAGGATTATCGTAGTCAAATCCCCAAAAGTTCGTATCATTCATAATAATATCATCTATTCTTGGTGTTGATACTTTGATTGTCTCACCTTGATATGGTGTTGACTCTAATGTATTCTTTATGTTCTCTGCGAGACCACTACTTCCTGTTATTGCTACTTTCATAATATTCCTTAATCAAATCAAAAGATGGTTTACCAAACAACGAACCATCTACACTACATTTATTACATGGTGAATGTGAACGATCACCTTTCATTAATCTTTTTCTAATCTTAGTCATAGGTTTACTAAACCATACATCATGCATAGATTGTTGCATGAGATTGCCCACAACATGTTCTTTGCCCCAATCGTTAGAACAAAACAAAACATCGCCATTCCAATCTACAAACATTTTATAAAAAGGATAATGACATGGTTTACCTTTGAGTGATGTGATATCTGATTCTTCTATGCCGACCCAATCCATTACACCACTACGATTGTTTAATATTAAACCATGTTTCTCAAAGTCGCCCCAATGCATACGATACTTAAATTGATTCTCATTGATTCTTGCATCAGCCATCATTTGATCAAAATGTTCCATTTGATGTATACCATCATAAAGGTTTATATAAAGTAAGTCTAGACCATTCCGTATTAAATCTCGTGTATATTGAACAGTTAATTTATCTCCGTTTGTATTGCATTCTAAAGTTGCAGTAGGAAGATGAAATCTAAACATCTTTACTATTTCTCTAAAGTTAGGATTTAATAAGTTTTCACCAAATCCACTAAATGATATTTTACCTTGATATTGATTGTTTGCAAGTTCTTCTGCAATAAGGTCTGCACCCTTAACAGTTAGATGTAAGTTTTTATTATCATAGATTTTTGGGTCGTGTCTAGGACAAAATACACATTTACGATTACATAGTTCTGTTGTATTAATCTCTACAGTAAGAATAGAATCTAATGGACTTTGACCAACAACTTTCTTCCAATGTTTTTTCTCTTGTTGTCTTCTATGATCTAAAAAATCATATTGGTCAACTGCCTGTATTGGTATGTTTCTTTTATCTTTTTTCACAATGTCTTTGTGCTTTTTGCAACACTTCATAATTATTTAATATCACAAGTGACATAACTGTATTAATACTTCTTATTGATTTTGCAGTCAATCTATCATTATTATAATCAATCTGAAAAGCAGGAGTTAATACTGCAACTTTTGTATATAACATACTTCTTCTAGACGGTGTATCACCTAAAAAAGGATTTATTTCTTTAACACAATTATATTTAAGTCCACGAGTAGTCGTATAAACATCTGCAAGTTGTAAACCAACAAAGACTGCCCAATCAGCAGGTGTAGGTGGGTCAACTAAATCAAATCGGTGTATATATTCGAACCTTTTCTGACTTGCCTTTGACAAGTATCCTATCGACTTCTGTAAATGCTCTTTCTGGACAGAGTTGATAAGTTCGTTCCGATAACAACAAGTCCACCCCCTCATAATTGCGTGTTTGTCCTTCGAGTCTAGCACCCAGGTTGACGGCATCTCCGATGACGGAATAGTCAAATCTAAGTTCTGAACCCATGTTTCCGACAATGCATTCGCCTGAACTGATACCGATGCCCACATTAATAGGAGGCAGGTTAAGAGGTTTAAGTTCTTCATTTAATTTCTCCGTTGCAACTAATACTTCTAGTGCAGATTTTACGGCAAGTTCGGCATGGTCTTCACAATCCAAGGGAGCATTCCAAAAACTCATGATACAATCGCCCATATACTTGTCAATAGTTCCTTTATTATTTAGTATGATTTTAGTTTGCACATCCAAGAACTTGTTTATGAGTTCTACTAATCCTTCTGGATCATCTTTGTTCTTATATGCCTCGCTTATAGGAGTAAATCCGCAAATGTCCATGAACATGAATGTCATTTCTCTTCTCTCACCACCTAGTTTAAGTTTACTAGGGTCTTTTTGTAGTTCTTCAACCATCTCAGGAGATAAATATTTTTTGAATTGCTTTTTAATTTGTTCTTTGAGTTGATAAGTGATATAGTATTTGTTGAAAGAAGCATGTCCAAAAACCACTACGGAGGCTAACGATGAGTAGAAAATATCGAAAAGAACGAGTGATGAAGACCACAAATAGAAACCCCCACCCACCTGAAACGCAACGATACCTAGACTCGCTATCGCCGAAACAGTTGTGGGAAGTTTGTAAACCGATACCCATATTCCTAAAAGAACTATCAAAAGAAGAGCAACTTCAAGAAATTCAAAATAGTAGGATTGCTGTATTTGAACTCCTGTCAAAAAGGTTTGGATTTGGTTTGCTTGCACTTCATGGGGATACATTGCACCCATTGGGGTTGAAACTGGATTACTCAATCCCTCAGCAGTCAGACCATAAATAAGAATCTTATTTTCAATATCTGATTCTTTTAAATCTGCAAAAGATATAGAATCAAATTGATTCCAATATGATATCATAACATCGGCAGTAGATGTTGTCTCTATGGGTTTACTACGACCCATTCTAATCCATTCTATGCCTGCATCTTCTGTGACTCTTGTTTGATAATTTCTGTGATCACCCAATGCCCTTAATGTTTCTAATGCTAAACTAGGATAAACTACATCATTCGCCATGACAATAGCAGGAGCGGAACGGATAGTCTGGTCGAAGTTAGGTGTATTTGGCACTGATGGTGTTGCAATTGTGACACCCATTCCGTATGCAGAATCTTGTAAGAACTGCGTAGGACTTATAAGTCCGTCAAACTGCCATACATGTTCTTTGATGGCACCACCTCCAAAAACACTCGTGTTTACATAAGGTGCGTTACCTTCACCCGTTTGCGTGGTCGGTGCGGAAGATAAAACTGTTAATCTATTTTGTAATCCATTTGCAAAGTATTCGTCTTGACCAAATCTATCTTCTTCTGCAAATAGTATATTGAATACATGAGTATTTGAGTGATGTGTTTCCCATAATGTATCTGCATATACATCTCTAGGGAATGGATATTGACCATACTTCTCTATAGATTTCTCATCTATATTAACTAGAAGTATATCTTCTACTTGTTCTTTTTCTTTTGTTGAATGTAGATAATCAAAGTAAGACCATTTGATATTATCTACTATATACGGTGACCAAATCTTTAGCCCTAACAGTATCAGCACTGATACTGCGACTGTTTTCCATGAATACATTAATTACCTTGTGTCACATTGACTGTGCAACCACCAACTGTATAACAACTTTGAGTTAGTGTGTAAGTCTGATTTGTCCCGCCTTGCTGAAGTAAATTTAAAATTGTATGTTCTGACCCTGTTATTGTGATTTGTGCATTATGAGATGCATCGCCTTTCTGCATCATTGTAGATTCTGAATCATCTGTATTACCATACCAATATATGTGTGCGTAATGACTGCCTGAACCCTCTTGATGCATATCGTGTTCTACGCCATCAACATGTATATCTATGTAGTGTGTATGCGTTCCGTTTTGATATACATCGACTGTATTAGTATCGCCCCATATATGACGACCATATGTTGCACCATTTAACTGTTGTATGTTTTCGGTATTATCAACACCATCTACATCACCACCCCAACTCTTACCAGAACCCCAATAAGGAACCCATGAAATAGTATTACCATTTCCACTTTGTGATAAGTTGAATGTGTTGCCTGCGTGTGCAAAAGAAAAGTCTATGAAATTGCCATATCCTATTTGTTCTATGTTTAAATTGAGATCATCACCACTGCCAACTTGTTCTACATGAACATGATTGTCATCAGTAGGACCAGCAAATACTGATACTGATAATAAACTAATTAGACTGATTAATATAAATTTCAATTCCTTCTCCTCTTCCGAAAGTTATTATGCCTGAGTATCCTTCTACATCTGTTTCTAATGTTCCTGAATTACCAGCGGCTATTATTATATTTATGACTCCGTTTACATTACGGAAGAAAACTAAGTCACCATCTTGTTCAAAAACATTGTATTGTGAATCTTTATTGAAACCAACTGTTGCACCTTGTAGTGTAAAAGTAGCGGTGCCTGTTTGTGCTTGTGTATCTCCTAATGAGACTGTAGTTTTTTCTAGTTCTTCTATGACATCTAGTAAGTCTGTGAGATAGTCAACATCTAAGAAGTCTATATCTAATTCTGAAAACTCCAGATCACCTTTAGTATTTTCAAGTGCATCTTGTTCTAATTCATTAAACTCTAAAAAGTCTACATCTAATATGCCTTGATCTTGGTCATTTTCATCTTGATAATTTTCTTCTATTTGATTTCTTATTTCTGACGGTGGATTTACAATAAACATATTATCAATTAGATTCGGTGTGATACCTTGAATGATTACTGATTGTGTAGGTGCTGAATCATATGATGATACTACTGTAGCCGCATATGCCTCTGTTAATACAACTTCGCCACCATCGTTGTATACAACTATTTCGCCTGATGATGCACCTGTCTCTTCATCAGGAAGTAAAACAACCATTGTCCTTCCGAGTTCATCGATGGTTGTAGTAAAATCTGTCCCTCTCATTGTGATGTTTGCAGTTGGTGTTGAAACATCTACATTTTGTTTTTTAATTCTATTACCAGCACCTGAGGCAAAACGAGCAGTGCCTCTGACCATGCTGATTGCCATTTTAGATTTACTTGGGTCTGGGTCGTAATATGCCTCGTCAATGTAGACAAGACTATTCTCTGTTAATGAAAGTTTCTCTTCGTCTAAAAACTGTATTAACATTCTGCCATTAGCAGTTTCGGCTTCATCGTATATGTTTACATCTGTTCCGACATCTGATTGAAGTCGATTCGATTCTCGCACAAGTGATGTGACACCTGTAGATTCTATAACACCACCGATGGGTTCGCCATAAACGAACCCACTGATGATTAAAAGACTAGCTATCGTTAGCTGCGTCTTTCTGATTGATTTGAATAACACTGTTATCACTTGTTATATCTAGTGTGATGTGTGCATCAGGTGAACTACAGGCGTTAGACGCTCCGCTTGCACATGTGCCAGATATCTGATTGATATCTACATCAGCACTGTCTCCAGTTAATTCAAAATTTAGCTCTTGTTCGCCATCATTTTGCAAAGTGTTAATGTTGTTTGAGTCACCTGTAATGTCAAAGTTCCAAACTAAGTCATCAGATTCCCAATCAACATCAAATACATTATTACTTCCAACTAAGATTAAATCGGCATTCAATCTCTCTGCACTGTAGACATACCCTTGATCTAAATCAAAAGTATTAGAGTCACCAGTGATAGTAAATTGAATTGATGAATCGTCAGCAGAACCTTGGTAACCTATGTTCCAATCTATGCTGTTCGAATCACCTGTCAATATTAAATCGTAATCAGAAGAATCTGCGATAACTGGACCGAATAATATGTTTTGGTTACCAATCATGTCTAGATTAATATCTAAAGACTGACCAGTAATACTCATTGCTGAACCAGAACCACTTGAAAAGTCGTCTCCTCCAACTTTGTTACCAAAACCGATTTGATCAATATATAACTTCAAAGTGTCACCAGTTTGTGTTATTATAACCTCGTTATCATCAGTTGCTTGTGCGAAAACGAATGATGTCGACAAAAGTAATACTAAACTAAGTATTTTATTCATTTTCTTATCCCCTTATATTTTCCAAAGGTTCAGGTATCTCAATATCAATGTCATCATCATTCGATTCGTCAATCTCATGTAATTCGTTGGTGCCATCGCTATTATGTGGATGCCTGTGTCCTTCGTCAATAACCCAATAGCCTCTATCATGACCTTGGTAAATTAATTCCAACACGGCAGCTTCAATAGCCACTCGTGTTGCGTAAGTCACTGACTCATTATTTCCCACTCCGTCCTCGAATTCGACTAACTGTGTTCCTTCTTCTATGAATCGGAATACATCGCCTCCTTCACCGACTGAAAGGATAGTCTTTCTAGTCTGGACATTTAATAAAACTTCGCCTGTTAGAACTGATACAGCTCTCATACTTACAGTGACGGCATCTTTACGATACTGTCTACTTACTCCAATCCCTAATGTTCTGGCGCCTCGACCACCAGTATAAAGATTGGAATCATAACCAACAATACCACCCTCTATTATAATACCTGCAAATAGGAGTGGATTTAATTCTTGATACTTGTCTTGTCCTTCTTTTTTTGCAAAGTCTTGCCTTGCACTTCTAATAATTTGTCTCTCTCTAACTAAGTGATCTATGCCATTTCTTTCTACAACTCTAAACCATTTATTACCACCAGCAGTTTTCAATGCATCAATCACCATAGGTGTGCCACCTTGTGTGACTGCTGTAGAGAATGATGCAATGTTTGGTAATTCTTTTCTCTGACCTGTTAAGTCTTGAAACTTATATACTGCCACTACAGGCATCTCTTTTGCAGGTGGTAAATCTAACAATTCTAAAAATGAAGGAAGTCTAATAACTTCTGCCTCGTCTACACAAATGTATGGCATTGCTCTTTCAAAAGTTCTGCCAAGTGCCTTTGCGTAATTCACTAAGTCATGGTTATACTCTTCTCCCCATGTTCTAGGATTACAATCTTGTGGGTCACTAGAAAACTTGGGGACTGATGCACAACCAGATAGTAGAATTGTTAGTGCTAGTAAATACTTAACCATCAGGATCTTGTCCGAAGTTTCCAGTTCCAATTGGTATTTCAATGACTGTTTCAGTTCCGTCAGAACCAGTAATTGTCATTCTAATATACTCTGAACCATCTTCATTTGTAATCACTTCATATGTGACTACATTTCCTTCTAGTGTGAAAGAACCAAATCTAACAGAACCATCATTTGAGAACATAGATTCAACCAATTGTTTTGCCATTTGGGCATAGATTCTTGATTCTAAGTTCCTGATAAATTTTGCTAAGGTTGAATTATCTGCCTCTCTTTCAGCTGCCTTTCTAGCAGCTTCAAGGGCGTCCTCGATTTCTTTTTTTCTTGAATGTTCTTGGTTTTCTATGGTTAGATAGTGAGCGCCTTGGCCTTTTCCTGAAAAGCTAGGGTTCTTAAACTCATGAACAATAGGTGTCGCAAACAATGTTGCGCTTAAAAATAAACTACTTAATATTATTATCTTCACTTGATTTCTCCTTTAGTATCTGAGAGTCTCTATACTCTAATACTGTATTTAACTTCTCTTGAAGTCTAATCTGATCTTGATCTAGCATTCGCATCTGATCTATCAGTTTAATTAAAACCGTCTGTTGTTTATCAATCATCGGTTGTAATTCATCAGTCACAAATTTCCAGACAAAGTAGATAAAATAACCCATTGCAAGTGCAATGATTATTGGGAAACCAAATTCATTTAACATATCTGCAACTACAGATAGATAATCAACTTCTAAATCTAAGACATCTTCTCTTTCGATGTTAATCTCTTCTTGCATCTATGCTACCATCCTCTACAAAATTTTCCGCTCGAGCAACTCTCTCTAAATCAGGTTTTAATTCGAGATGTTGTGAAATAAGTAGGTCAATTTTTACTATATCATTATTCATAACTCTTGCTCTATCTTCTAACATAGCAATAATACCTGTAAGAGACTTAACACTGTCAAGCACTCCTTCAAGTATGTATTTCAAAGTTAAGAAGATAAAGAAAGCCATAACTAGAGAACCAAAAATTGGTGCTCCTACTTCTGCTAAAAAATCTATCCAGTTCATAATATTATACAACTATTTATACGAATAGAATAGTCTCAGAGGCATAAAAAAAGGGGTCTTACGACCCCTTTATGTTTTTATTTGAATAGTGCAGTTATGCTCTTAGCTGTGCCCAAATTTCATTTACGACTTCAGCTTTTTTACCACTTCTCTTAACTGCTAAAGATTCTCTATCTGCCATTTCTAGCAACTGAACCTTAGTCAATCTGTTAAGTTCTGCTTTTGAAGTCACGCCATTGTCGTTAGCATCAGCCACTGGTGCTGGTGCAGGCGCTGGAGTGATTTCACTCGCAGTATCTACTCCTCTGTAAGTAGTTGTAGATGAAGAGGATGTAGTTGTGTATCTGTCATAGACAACATATCCAACCACTGCTACTACTAATATTGCAATAAAGTATTCCATAATTACCTCTCAATTTATTATGCAGTCTCCATTATATTAGAAAGTGCATAAACTATCAAGTGGTTTTTTAAAATTACTTGTCTTTGGCTTTGCCGACATTAATCGCAACCCAATCAAGGACAGAATAGGCCTTTTTGACCCAACCATCATCAATCGGAGTAGGTGTCAAGGCAGCTACTAAAGAAGCACCCATGACTAACCATGGTATTACTTGCACCCATGCTATAATCCATTGTAGAAATTCTAACATATTATCCTCCTAAATGTGATATTATTTAGGAAATCGTGTTGCCGATAGAGTATTTTTGAGTGAGAACCCACTCTGTTTTTTCTTTAAAAGGTATCACTTTGATTTGTGATAAAGGTGCTCTTGGTTCTGATATTTGATTTGAATCTAATACTTTAACTAGATTCCATTGTCTCAGTAGATCAACAATAGTGTTTCTTCGACCGATATCTGACTCATCAAAATTAGTTTGTTTACCATCTAATTTGAATAGTTCTTTAAAATGAACGATGTAATACTTACCTTTTTTGTGCAGAATATGACAAGATTGAAACAACTCTTTTTCTTTTCTTGATGCCACACCAATACGAGATAAAGTTTCTCTTATCTT